ATACGCATCAAAAGTCATAACTCTTATTCTTTTCATATTAGATTGTGTGGTAGTATAAGATGAATTTTCTGCACCTTCTACAAAACAAACTAAATTAAACATCTTAAATATACCAGATAAAAATTCTAATATTGTCATATCAGGCATATTCTCTGGTATGCTAAAATTGTTTGGTGTACCTGCTATGTTTAATGTTGAACCAGCAATAATTACGTCATTGTAAGATGTTTCGTCATTGTCTGGTCTAATAACAAATTTAGCTTCGAAACCAGATGTAAAGTTTATTGATACTGTAGTATCAGTAACTATTTGAAATGTATAATTACCATCTTGAACTACCTCTATTGTATTAGTTGTAGTTCCTGTTAAGTTAGCAAAACTTCTTACTAATTGACCATTTCTTAAAACATTAAGAGAATATATAGCAGCCGTTGCAGGAATAGACTTAAACCTTAATTCTACATTATCTATCTGTTGATTGTTTACACCTGATACATTTATTGTATCACCTACAACTCCTGATGTTGCACCACTTTGATTTGAGGATGTAATTGTTAGTACAGGATTTGAAGATGCGTAATTGCTAGAATAAGAACTAGATGTTTGTATGTTAAATGTATTAATGTTTGTTACTTTCTGACTTTGGTCAAATTGTGTATTGTCTTTTTTATCTTTATTTAACCACATATATAAATCATAGTAATCTTTATTTGTTTCATTAAGAAAGTCATTTGAGAACTCTATGTTTGTATCTGTGTTTTGATTTATAAATTGTTCAATAGCTCTTATAATTAAATGAACTCTAATAGCTGGTTTTAAGTATTCATATTTAAGTCCGTTTGTTTTTGTATAACTTGTAGAATCATAATATAAATTACCATCTCTAAGCTCGTTGTAACCTCTTGATGTTGAAGCATTGTAGTATAATCTTTCTGATGTAGAAATTAAAGGAACTACTATAGGTTGTTTATAGAAAAGCTTTGTGGTTATTGCATTACCAACAGCAGGTGCTGTGTTGAATGTTATGTCTCCTGTTGTATATGAATATGAAAAATCAGAAGTAGAAACTTCTACTCCTGCCTTAAATAATTTAAAATCAGTATTTAGTTTTGGATATGGAGTGTAATCTATTCTAAATGTTTTTTTTATTCCATCACCAGTTCCTATGTTTTTTTCTACAGTAGAAGTTTTATCTTTACTAGTGGTTAGATAATGATAAAATGATTCTCCACCAGAATCAAAGTAAGTATCTAATATATCAAAGTTATCAAGCCAATTTAATTCAGATAATTTTCTGTTGTTTAGTAATTCTTTTAACAATCTAAAATTACCATAAAAAGTAACTTTATACGTACTAGGTTTATTATACTTTAAATCTACACTATCTAAAGTTATGTATCCATCTTTATAAGGTCTATCGTTTATTTCTATTCTAGCTGACTTTGTTTTTCTTGCATCAAAACCTGCTTGAGATATATCATAATTGTAATAATGTTTAAATACTTTATTGTTTCTTGCAGTAGCAGGTAATGAAAAGTTTCTACTAAAATCAGTAAACAATTTATCAGGAGACCTAAAATCTTTTATAGAACTTACTATGTTTATTGAACCATCCTGAAAAACATCAACCTGTTCATTTTCTATATAGAGTTGTATCTTTTGATTCATTATCTAATATTGTTGATTCCATCAAATGCAAATTCAAATTGAACAGTGTAGTTTACTAATTTATCGTTAAGACTTGTTTTATATGTAAAGCTTGAATCTTTTACAATTACAGGCAATGTTTTGTTGTTATCTCTAATCCAAATGTTTTCTGATTGAAATAGCTCTCTTATAGTTTCGTTATATTCATCTCTTAAAAACCCTGTATTTAAAGTTAATGTTTTTGTTGTAAGTACATCTTGAACTACATTAGAAGGTGTGTATGTATTATAAGTAGCTGAACTTGTTGTTGATGTAAGTGTGCTTGTTACATAATTATCTTTTTTTACATTTAAAGCATCTGTTCTTTTTTTGTTAAAGTATATGTCTTGTATTGCACCAAATTTATTTATAAAAGATACTTTGTAATTTGTGTATTTAGTGTTACAAACAAAGCTTGGGTATATTGTTTCTTTTGCAGTTGACGTTACAGAAGAATAACCAGTAGCAGAAGTGTTACTAGAAATTATTTCTATTTTACTTGCTTGTATTGCTGACTCTACATACTTTATGTAATCTGTTGAGTTTTCTGTAGTAGGAACTTGGTTGTATGGTGTAAATGATTGACTTCCTGCTACACCTTCAACACCTGTTGCGTCTATTGTGTAATAAATTACATTAGTAACACCGTTTGGTCCAATATATATAGGTATATAATATTTTATGTTTTTTGGTATATATAAGTATTCGTTTAATATAAGTTTTGATGAACTCAATGAATTATTGTAACCGTCTTCAAAATAAGTATAACCTTTAGTTGCTAAGCCATAAGCTGTCGTTGAAGAAGGTGTATCTAAATCACTATATGTATTTGTTTTTACATAATACCACCAACAAGTTGTAGATATAGCACTGTAATCATTATCAAAAGTTACATCAATAAAATCTTGCACTAATTCTGATATTTCAAATCTAACAGTGTTATTAGAGTCAGGATTAGATTTTGTAATTGTATATTGAGCTTGTGTAGGTCTGTTTGTATTAAACTGACCAGTCCAACAATATAGGTTTAGTGTAGAACTTGATAGTGTTGCCATTTATGTCTTTTTCTATATAACTTAATTAATAAAATTAGTATCAATATATATTAACACTTGAACAAGAACCAAAGTCATAAACTGCACCTGGTCTAATTCCTGCTGTTGACATTCCAGTATAACCTATTCTAAAATAGTTTCTGTTTTCGTTTATTCTAAAATTAGTTTCTGTTGTAGGTGCATATAGTGTACTTAAACTAGGGTCAGAATATAAATATGTGTTATCTCCAAAAGTCCCTACATAATAAACATTTACATCATAAGTGTTAAGAGTATTACAAGCTGCTGTTGAATTTAATGCAGAAGTTAATGATATTCTCATAACCTTTATACTAGATGGTCTTGTTGGTGTTACAGTCGGTGGAACATAATTTGCAGCAGTACAATCTCTATATGTTACTAAATCTTCTACGTTAATAACAGTAGCATCACTTGAAGCTTGAGGGTTAAAATAACTTAATCCTTCAAACTTAATAACGTCTGGAAAACTATAGCCACTTGTTCCTGTACCAACAACTAATGTTTGACTTGTATCTGTACATAATTGATACACTCTTTTATTAGTAAGCCCAGTAGAAGATGGTGTTGTTCCACCTAAACAAGTTGCACAATCATTAAAAAATTGTGCATTAGAAGGATATTCTCCTGCTGCTTCATTATAAGCATCATTACCAGAAATAGCTAAACTTTTACAAGTATTTGTAGCATTACCAACTCTAAATACTAGTTCTAATTCAGAGTCAGAAACAATATACTCTAAAGTTCCTTCTGGCACTCCACATAATCTATAAGCACCATAAAACTTATTTGGGTCTATCAGTTGTTCAACTACTTCCTCTGTAGATTCTTCTTCTATTTGATTTACACAAGTGTCACAATCACCAAAAGGTTGTAATCTTGCTATATAATTTTCTTTTTCAGCACTTTCTACTATATAAGTACCATTAGGCATAGCAAAAGTGTCTTCATATTGAGTTACTATTGTATAACAACCCTCTCCACCAGTTTGACCAAAATCTTTTAAGTGTAATATTGTATCTACATTATAACTAAAATCTTTAAACACAAAATATTCAGTTGCACCAGCACTAGTTTGATTAGAACATCTTGTTAATGCTAATTTTTGTATTGTTCCAGAAGTAGGGTCAACAGGGTCAGTACAACTATTATTGCCACAAGGACCTAAAGTATAAGTTGAAGAACTTCCTGATATTTCTCTAATACTTCCATTAGAACCATCTGTACTATTAGAATATGTTCGACTAGTTGTAGCTAGGGTTTGACCAGTTGCATCTTCAAAGAAAGCAGTAGCTAAACAAAATTCATTAGCACCATTTCTATCTGCATATAGAGTAATAGGCGTACCACTACAAGCTGCTTTACTTGGTAATAATGATGAACTAAATTTTGCAGAATATTGTGTTCTATTTTCCCATATAATTTGTAAATCACTTGTATCGCTTGTACCACTAACACTACAATTATATATCTTAGTTCCTGTTGTTGTTTGTGTCTCACCTCCACCTCCTGATTCATTTATAACTAATTGTTGACTTGTAGCACCACTTATATCAGATAGAGTACCACCTGAATCTGCTTTACTCCATTGATAAGATGGATTTGTTATATTTTGTGATGAAGCTGTTAATACTGTTCTTTGACTAACGTATGCTTTACCTTGATTGTTACCATCTGATGTTGACATACTTAACGATACAGAAGGAGTTGTGTTTGATTGAGATGTAGTTCCACCCTCTTGTCCAGTTTCTATACTTTGATTACAAGGCGTAACATCAACTGCAAATCCACCAGCTATATCGTCACCATATATTTTACAATAAAAATCGGCAGGGTTGCCATCAGAACCTGTTAGTATTATTTTATACCAATTACCTGTTCCACCAAATGGGTTAGATATATGACCAGCACCTGACCTGTTTGTATATAAAGTAGCACCACTACCATCAACGTTATTACCTACAATAGAACCAACATAGTAAACTGGTATATCCGCAACTAAAGCACAAACATCACTACCATCAGTTCCAGGGTTGGTTACATAATCAGAAGATACTAACGCTTCGTTAACTTCTGTTTCTATAATGCTACCACCACAATCAGTTGTTGAGTTACAAGTAACAAGGTTTGATAATCTACCATCACAAGTAGCACCTATCCTACCTACTTTGACATCACTTCCTACAACAAAATTATAGTATTGTCCAGAGCTTGAGTATGGTATTGTAAGTGCTTCATTTTTAAATAAGAAAACACCATTTGCTAATTCTGTTCCACCTGTCAAAGACCTAAAATAAGCTGTTTCTCTATTTGTTTCAGCACAAGCACAATTAGGCGTACCTTTACCAGTAACTGAAACTTGTACTTCTTGTGGAGTTCCAGCAGTTACAGAGTCAAGTATTGTTACAGATTTTACAGAATCGTTTGGTGCTGTATTTGTTATGCCGTCTAATGTAATAGTAAATGTTTCACTTCCTTCAGCAGAACCATCTAATTTAGCTTCAAAGTCTAATTCAGCACCATTATTAAAAACTTGAAATGCTCCAGTTAAACTACCTCTAACTAAATCGGAAGCACTAACACCTGTAATAGTAAAAGGAACCAATGTGTTGTCTGGAACATTTGATGTGTATAAGCTTATTTTAAAAGGACATCCTTCAATAGTTTCAGTGGTGCTTCTACCCAAAACATACCTTGCAGATTCAGATACTGTACCTGTTAGTGTTGAAGCTAAAGTTACGTTAGCTTCACCAAATGTACCACTAAAACTAGCAGGAGTTGCTGTAAGTGCTGGACTTGATGTATAATCATTAGCATGAGCCAAAGCTATTGAAAAACTGTATGAGTCTCCATTTCTACCTTTTACTTCAAATACTTGTGTTTTTGTTTTATTTATTTCAGGTGTTGTTTGTGCTTGTATAGATGATGATTGAGTTACAAACCCTGTATAACCTATTGATGATATAGATGGTAAAATGTCGTTTGTTATTGTAAGTCTTGCATAGTATTGAGTTGCAGTTGCCCAAGACACTATAAATGCAGTAGCAGTAATTGTGTTACCGTCTGAGTCTGTTGTACTACATCCATAAGATATTTCTTGATTTGCTACACCTCCACCTAAGGTAACAGTTATATCTATATCTGCTGTTGTACCTGATGCACCAGTACCTGTCCAAGTATAAGTTCCTGAACTTGTAAAGTTGACTGGTATAGCTCTAAGTGTTATAGCAGAACCAGAAGTTCCTTGACCTGGACTGTCTGATGTAGTTAAATCTGCGTTAACTTGTACTATCTTTAATTGGTATGTATCAGTATCTGAAGTAGTAACCACTTCGCTACCTGCACCAATTACATAATAAGGACTTCTGCTGTTTATTTTATTGACTGCCATTGATTATATCATTTAAATCTTCTAAATAACTCTGTTCTATATCTTTTGTTAAAATAGGTAATATGTTTCCAATCACTTCATCTAAAAAGTTTGTTCCTTTATATCCTTTAATTCCAATAGATTGTGCCATTCTGTAAGCTGCTTTTTTTTGTTTACTTTCGCTCATCTCATTTGCTAAACCTTTTACCTTCATCCATTCAAGTATTGGTCTATAAGGTGGTGGTGTTTTACCTGGACTTCTACCATAGTTAACCCAATACCAATAATAATTAGAAAATATGCTTATATTGTTTTTTGTGTATTCACCTCTAAAGCTTCTTTGTAAATCTCCTGTAGCATTACTACCGTCAGTACTAAGACGGTCTTTTAGTTGGCTAACGATTTTCTGCGTATATTGTTCTAATAAAGCGTCTGTTCTTTTTCCCATTAGCAAAGTGATAATTCGTTAGTAGGCACTTCTATACTTATAGTAACACCCCAACCAGCTAATTGATTCTCAAAGTTGTCTTGAAATGGTTCTGCTACTATGTCTGATGTTACTTGAAAGTTATCTGAGAAAGCATTTCCTCTTCTCATCTCTTGTTGTATGTCATTTACCACTTGTAATTGTGTGTTTAAAATATCTTGCAAGTTATCATTGCCAAACATCATATCTTCTGTTTGTTTCTCTTTTGTTACATCTACTATGTCTAAACATAATATTCTTATATTAGCAGAAAGTATATGGTCACTAAAAGTTACATTACCAAAAAACACATGAGCCAAAGGAAATATAGTTGTTTTGTTTAAGTCAACTTCTGTTAAGTCACCGAAGGTGACAGTTTTCGTAATTCCGTTTGCTCTAAGTATTTCTTTTACTTTGTCTAATATTGTATAAACTTGTCTCATTTTATATTTTGTTTTATCATTTTACTTTCTAATTCGTTTTTCTCCCTTTCAAATTCTAACCAGGTTAAACATTGAGAAATGGGGAGTTTTGTAATTTCTTCAAATTTTCTGACATCTCCTGAAGCAAGTGCGTAAATTGATTGATACCAACCCCATTTTGCTCCAAACGACTCTTGAAGTCCGAGTCCTCTTTCAGTTGATTCCTTAAAGAGTCCATCAAATGTTTTGATAATTCTGTCCCTAAAGTGTAAAAAAAAACCGTAGCTCCTAATGCTACTTGTATAGGAGAATCTTTCATAACTTCTGAATATTTCTCAGAGCCTTCATAATCTTCAACTAAATAAAATTGATTCTTTTCGTGTGTGACTGGTCTATATAATACTGCCATAGCTTTGTGCATTTGTTGCCAATCACTAATATATTTTTCTAAATCTACAAACTCTCCCATAGATATATCTTCTAATTTAGGAATAAATCCAAATGTTACTTTATTACCGTCTGGGTCTATCATATCAAATTTGTTTTGCAATTTATTGTCCACATTAAACAACTCGTTGATGTGATTTATTACTGATGTAAATTCTGTCATTGGTAATTGATATGCTTCTTTTAAGTTTACGTTGCAAAAACATTCTAACAGCTTAAGATTAGAAAACTCCACTTCTTCTTGAGTTGGTTCTTCTTTTTTAGTTAAATGCTCTACATCATTTATATACTTTTGATATTGACCTAACTTTATATCACTCAAAGATGTAGGGATGTTTAGTGTGACCGTGTTACTCATATTATTATAACCATTTATTATTATTATGTAGTAAAGATATAAAAATAAAACACTTTTGCATTTATTAGTTATATTATCGAAGATTAAGAATTACAAACAATTTGAAATCTTCTCTGATAAATAATAAGTTAGGTTTAGGATAATTATATTCTTTTTATTAATTTAGCTTATGTAAGTATTTTTCATATTATAAAGTTTTGTTTAAAGCTCTGATTGTTTTCAGGGCTTTTTTCATATCTGCTTGAATTTCCTTAAGTGGAGAAACAATACCCCTACTGACTCTATTTACGTCAATCTCTCATATTATCTCAATACAGAAGATTTAAACCACTGAAAAGAGTTTCAGCAATGCGTAGAATTTAAAAGTATTTTTAATCCCTTAAACCTCCTGTATTTTGATAATCAGCCAAATAGAAAATAATTTAATTTTATAATTGACTGGCTAAATATAAACTAAACTAATAATTTAATAACGCTCATTTAAAAACGTTTCTAGCTCGGAATAACTAACAGTATTCCAGTCTTTATTATTGTCCCTTAAATCGTCTAAAACTAAGTAAGGTTCTATTAAATAATCTCCACAAAGAGATATAAAAGTTTGCTGTGTCATGTTGTTTATTTTAGTTATAATATAATCCAGTGAAAAAAGAAATATAAAAACGCCACCACCAGAATAAAAGGCGTTATCTTTTCTATTATTATAATTAATCTATCTAACATCTTAAATATTTTATGTTTCATAATTAATGTTTTATTGTTAATTCGTGGTTATCTACTTTATAATTAATAAAATTCTCTACCTTTACCTCATCAAGTTTGTAATCATATAAAGCTCTTTTAATTAAGTAGCCATCCAGATAAAATCTGTACTCATGTAAATTAGGTTTTATCTCTTTATGTGTTGTCTTAGTATTAAAGAATTTATAACTCCTTTGTCTGCTAGTTCCAACGTAACAATTAAGCTCTCCATGCTCTCTTATTCCGTAACTTTTATTTCCTTGCTTGTAAGCACAGGAATTAATAATGTTATATATTGGGTATTGCCTAGCCATTATTTCCAGTAATTTAAATAAAAGTCCTGCTTTAATTCTTTGCCAACGCACAATTCAAAATCTTTGAAGGTACCCATTGTTAAATCTCTAGCCCATTTATGGTAAGTTAATTCCCTCTTTACTGAGTCATATAGATTTTTATGAGTCTTTTTGTTTTTATCAAATGCCAATTTAACTTCTGGCTTTAAAGTATTATATAAATTTTTCATATCGTATTTAATTTAGTTTTATAATTTGTTTTTGCATTAACAGAATAAAAAGTCATTTTCTTTTCTGTTGTTGTTGCTTGTAAATTTAGCTTCTTTTGAAGCTTCTTATTGTTTAGTATATATTTAATCTTCATATTGTTTAATTTGATATTGCTAAACTAGATATTTAACCAATACAAAAGTGTTAAAGAAAAGTTAAAGAAATGTTAAAGCGTGGGAAGGCTTATGTATAAAGGGCTGACAGCGATTTGCTCACTTCTCAACTTTTTAATACTAGGATACCAAAAATAAATTAAAGTAGCTTAAAACGTCTCTAAATAGCCTTAGAAGATGTTAACAAAACTTTAACATTATTTACTTTGATTTGATAAATCTATTTATTAATCTTGCAACTTTTTCACACAAAACAGACCATGCAAAATAATTTTATTACTTCCAAATATTTTGGGTACTTTAACAAAACTTTAACATTTGGGTATTTTGCAGGATTTCAACCTACTGCGTTTAAGAACCTACTGCGTTTAATGATTAACCCTACTGCGTTTAAGAAAACGCAACAGGTAGAAGCAAACTATTAAAACCAATCATGAAAAATGAAAAATCTCCTACCTACTGCGTTTAAGAGTAATAAAAAAAGCAGATGGACGAATCAGGCATTACGTTTTTATATCGTCTTTCTAATGTTAGTCCTTTCATACTAACTGCCTGACCACCTACTATGTTTAAGAATTAACTTCTTTACTTATTATCTCACAAAACTCATCAAATATCTTATTAGATATGTCTTCGTACTCTTCAGCACTTAAAGTTCTGTCTGAATCCAAGTCAAACAAAGTCATCCTATCATCCTTAGAAGTGCTTAACTTATAAATTGTATAATCAACAAAGTCAAGAGAATCTAAGAAGTCAGAAGCCCAAGAATAAATAATATGCTTCTTTTTGTATTCTATGTCTTTTTTATTCATATTATTATGCTTTATTATATTTATGCCATTTATCAATTATAGGTTCGTCTGTGCTATAATCAATATAAAAAACATAATCATCTATTTCAACGTACATTACGTGTTTTCTAATATCTAATTTCATTACCAAGCTGTTAAGGTTAACTCTGAAATATCATAGGAATCCAGAACTTCTGTTGGAAACTTCCATTTCCAGTTATCAACTTTATAGCTTTGATTTAGATTATCATAAGCAATCTTATCAAAATTAACCTCCTCATGAATACTAAAATCTAATATACCAAACTCTAAAACATTTTCTTGATATCCCTGTAAAAAGTCTAAATACAATCTAGGGTCAACTAACTTATCAATGTACATTGGAACATATATTGCTTTAGCGTCTTTGATTTTACCAGTCATTAACTTATCATCAGATATATAAAACATTTTTTTTATCCAGATTCTAAGCTTTACCTTACTTTCTAATCTTTTCAATACATCAATTTGATTTACTCCATGAATAGTATCTGTATTGTTAGGATAAAACTTTCTACACTTATTCATCTTAGAAGTATCATATCCCCACTCAATCATCTTTTCAGTAGTATCTGTATTTAAAGGTTTGATTATAGTAGAATCTACATTGTTATATAACCATTGCCTATAATTAATCCTCCTTTGTCTCTTCAGTTCATTAAGCTCATCTCTAAGCTCTGAAGTCTCTGGAAAATATGTTACATTAACTTTGTCATGAAACTCATTTGTCATAACCATAAAATTAGAAGTGTTGAGTAAAAGTCTTTGATATAGAGCAAAATCATTTGCAATATTTATATAGTCAATTTTGTTATACTCATCATTATAATGCGTATGAAATCTTCTACCAAGCTCTAATTTATAAACATAGTATTTTCCTTTATTACTATCTTCAGAATCATGTGTAAAATAAACTTGATATTTAATAAAAGCTCCCAAATCTTCTGAAAGCTCTCTAATATCTCTGTATATGTTTTTAGCAAAAGTTTCAGACATACCACAGATATTTTTATCAAGATACCTAACTCTTATTTTACTCTCATAAGTATCCTTATCAAAAAGATAAAAATATAAGTGAAATGAATCTTGAGAAAAGCCATTAGTATAAAAATCCTCAAAGATTTCATAGGTTATTTCACTACCAGATTTTGCTTCAATTATTGGTAGTAACTCTTCTCTTTCAGAATCTGAAAAATTAACAACTACATTTCTAATAGAATCATATTCTAAAATATCTGGACACCTCCAGAACTTTTTGAACCTAGTATCCCATACTAAAACATTATCCTCTAAAGTGTTTAACTCACTTAAATAAGCTTTATAAAGTTTTTTAATATCCTTTTTTTGCCTATTTAATTCTAGCTTATTAATCTTATTAATGCTAGTTTCTGCGTTAGATATTTGTTTATCTAACTCTTTGTATTTGTGTTCGTAATTATTATTCATATTATAAAAATTATGGTGCAAACCTAAGTAAAAAGTTTATAACATTAATAATAAATTATGTTAAAATTTTGTTAAAATTTCACTACCTTTGTATTTATGAATATGCCAAGCAAAATAACCCTACTGCGTTTAAGAGTCAGAACTAAACAAACCTTACTGCGTTTAATGACTAAGGAAGCTTGGATGGAAATGTACTTAATTATCTGTTTAGCTTTTGCTTTTGTTACACTAACATTTTTATTTGTGTATGCAATCACATTTCTTTATGTTGAAGTAGCCCACCCTATACCTATTGCGTTTAATGATTATATAATACCTACTGCGTTTAATGACTACCTTATTACATAAACGCCTTTATTTGCGTTGGCGAGGAAATACTGTGCTGAGTATCGAAGTGCGTCTAACTGATGGTTCCATTTATCAACAGGTTTTTCGTTCCTCTCATGCCAAACATAATTATTTAGCTCTTTTATCAGCTCTACACTATCAGCATCAATTATTAAATCATAGTCCTGAACCAGAGCAATCCCTGTCAGAATAGACCCACTGCGTTTAATGGTCGGCTTTAGGTTACAGTATTCTTGTAGCTCTGAGATAAGTCTAGGTTCTGCATTGTCACATACAATTATACTATCTTCTGCATAACGCCTATTGAGTTCTCCTATCTCTTTAGTAGATAAACCTGGTTTAGCATACATAGTTTTAATCCACATAAGTTTCCTATCTTTATTTATTGCAACCTTTATAAGAGTTGTTGGGTCAACAGAGAATCCAAAGTCTTGTCCAAATATATAATCAGCATCATTATTAAATGGTCCTATCTTCCAATTATTAAATACAACTCCTTCTGCTTTGTCTAACCATCCACCCATTATCTGATGATTATATCTATCTGGTCTTCTGCGTCTAATGTCTTCTAATTGTAAAAGAAAAGAATCTGATAGGTTATCAATGTTATCTTTAAATGTTGTGTGTATATATGTAACATTATCTTTCCAGTTATTAGTTCCTGGATTTACAGCTTTAGCTGCAAAGAATCTTTGATATAACCAATGTTCTTTTGTGGCTGGGTTCAATATCATTATAACCCTATTAGGTTTATTCTTAGCTCTGACTGATTGGTCTATCTTATCAAAATCCTCCTCCTTAGTCATCTCTTCAGCTTCATCAAGTACCCATGTAGTTATGCCATTTATAGACTTCAGAGCTGCTGTCTGATTACCTGCTGATGTACGAATGCCTTTGAATATTATAGAGCTTCCAGTGCTTGTGTTTAAGATTTCATCCTTAGTTATTCTAAAATGCTCTACAATATTATATAATTGTAACTTTTCTAGGAACTCTGGAATAATCGAATTAGAAGCACTTATCATAGTGTACCTAGTGAATAGTATCTTATGACCCTGTTCAAACGTTAGAAAGGCTAAAAAGGTGGTTATAGCGAATGATTTACCACTACCTCTACCTCCAGTAATTACAAAGTACCTTGTATCGTTACCAAGTGAATTATATTTCTGATTCAGAACTGGCTTCTTCATTGTCAAGCTCTATAGTTTTATTATCATCTTGAGTGCCTGTAAAAAGGTTCTTTATATTTATGTTTACCTTTTGTTGCTTCTCCTCTGGTGCATCAATAGGTTTTCCATACTTATATTCAAACAAAAGCTTAAGATGTGGAAACGATTGCTTTGCTTGTTCTGCTAATGATTCCCAAGCTTCTTCTTCGCTTCCAAATACTTTTGACATTGCGTTGAGTGCATAGATTCCAATTCTGTTTCGCTTGGCATTGTTAATAGCAGCAGAAGATGTGGGTCGTACAACAGGCACGTTTCTAACGCCCTGTTTTCGTCCATTGTTTCTTCGTCCATCATTTTCTTTGACATATTTATATTGTTTAGGTTTTCTTCCCATGTTTTATATATATATAACTGATAGCATCCCAAATTGCATCATTTATCTCTTTCTTACTATATACTTTTGTTCCCATTTTTTTAATCCCATCCTTCTCAACAATAATTTTAAATTGATGACAAAGAGGAATACAATCCCCAACAGGCTCCCTATAAATCCTATAACCATTGTCAAGGCACCACCTAGCATAGCTTTGATTGTATCTATTATTATACGGTGGTAAACTCCATTTTTTTTTATATGCATCAATCTCTTTGGCTGACCTTTTTCTCATCTAACATCCTCTCTACTTTTCTTTTTAACTTAAAGTATTTGTTCTTCCAATATGTATCTGGATTATTTGTATATGATTTATCCAGAACATAATTCTTATAGTCATTCATTATCTCTATGTAAGTTGCATAAAAATTATCTTTATAGAACTTCATAGTCTCAAAATTCTTTAAGCCTACATTTACTGATGCGTGGTCCTTGTTTACTTCTTTGCCTATTCTTTCTAAAGTATGATGTGTTAAATCTCTGGCAATTCTGTAGTAAATAACTCTACCATAAACATACTCTCTTTTACGTAACTTACTTCTTACATCTGTATCTAAATGTCTGTTTACTTTTTCTGCTATTGATTCTAATGTTATCTTATTCATATAAATCTTTTAAATCTAATATCTCTTTTTGTATCTCACTATAGTTTTTATGCTCACTAAATTCTATTGCCCTGTTTATACCTGCACAATATTCATACATTTCTTTTTCTTCATAATTAGGTATTTCTGCAATTATCTCTTGTATAGATATACCCATAAGAATATCTATAAGAGTTAAATAGTAAGCGTATTCTATCTTAATATCATATTCATTATATTGTACCTCTTCTAACAAATTCATTTGGGTCCTTGCTTTTTCTGATGAAATATTCTTCATAAATATTACAAACTTTTTTTAATTTATGACCAGCCTTCTGCATTGATTCTTCACTAACATCATATATTCCTATTTCACCTGTTCCTTTCTCTATAACTAGAAAAGTAAACTTCTGTACATTGTAAAGCTGTTTATATATATAACACTGCATATCATAATGCCATGTGTTTTTAGCAGTCCAAACCCAACCATCTAACTTGCTAGTAGTCTTTAAATCAATTACATGATTGTCTTTTAGGTAATCTGCTTTACCACGAAATGGATAACCAAATATATTTCCTATCATGGGTATTTCAGCTTTACCTCCTCTTAACAATTCACTTGCTTCTAAATTCTTATGTAGGTGTTTTAACAATGTAGTTAACGCATTATATTCTTTTGTAAGCATAACTTCTTTATGTGGGTTCTCTGACACAAACTCTTTATACTTGTTTGTTGTTCTGGTAGATGAATCAATAAATAAATAATGGTCATCTATCTTATGCTCCTCAAGTGCCATCATGTGAAACAAACGTCCTTCTCTAAGTGCAGCAACATTGTTGTTGTTTTCACGCAAAGAGTTTTCATATTGTTTTGGTGATACAAGTAACTTTTTAGCTGATGATGATGATAAAGCTGCTTCTGACAAATAGCCATAATAAAATTTATCGTCATACATTCTAGATACTAAATCTTGTATGTTCCATTGTGTTCCGTCTAGTAAAGTTATTTTCTGATTCATTATTAAGTCTAATATTATTAAGTCCAATTATTTACTCTCAAGTAGCTTTTGCAGGTTAGCTAATGCTCTCCATGCAATCTTAGCATCATGATACAAACCGTCTTCGTCTAATGTACCTGCTTCAAGTAAATGTCTTGCTAGTGCATCTAGCTCATCATTAGACTTATCTCTATCCCAATGCAAAGGTTGACCAGGATTATGTTGTTCGTTTCCTAAGTAACTGACTTTAGATATATATTTTATAGCCAGAGGAAAATAATTAAGAACACCTGAATATACAGGCATTTCTTTTCTAATCTGATGTTTGCTTTTCTTTCTCAAAATTTACACTTTTTACATTTCCAATACTCTCCTAGTTTATTTAACGTATAAACTAAATCTACTGATTTGTCAAGCTGTTTCCATTTACCTACTCTATCCCAAATATAAGTTACTTTACATTTATCTAAAGGTACATCTTTTTTATCATCTTCAAAATCATGAGATACTTTTAGTATTGCAGCATCCTTGCCTAGATTTGCACACCAAGAATTTGCCAGACGCTCCAGGAGTAATCTTTGACCTGTAGGAATATAAGAATCTTTATACTTGACCTCCATTAAAATTAAATACTTATTGTCAAACTCTAAGACAGCGTCTATGTCAGAGGGATGCATCTTACCGTTTTGAACACCAGTAAAATCTAAAACCTGTCTTACTCTATCGCTATTTTTTATTAGGCTTTTCATATTTATTAAATACTTCTTTTAGTTTATTTAGTTTACTTGCAAAACAACTTCCACAATTTGTTCCTTCTTCTTTAACATTAAATACATAATTATATATGTTTAACAAATCAGTTTGCTGTGCAGCAGTAACAGTGTTAGTGTTTCTACTAAAGAAAGCATTTAAATAATTATATTGTCCTTCTGATAAACAATTAGGTTTATTATAAGGAAACATCTTATTTAATATCTCCTTACGCTTATCACATCCACAATCTTTACCTAGTGCATCAAAGACCGTGTCAACTACTTTTTTAATTCCAGTAGCTTTAGTTATTTTTTCTACAGTATCACCTAGCCCAATAGATTGCTTTTCATATTTAGCAACCCATTGCTTATATGCCTTAGTTCTTTTGTCTGTAGGTTTTGGTGGTATTTTAGTCATTGTTATAATTTATTAAGTGAAAGTCTCCGTTTAAATAATCCTCAAAGTCTTCACCAAACTTTGATTGTATCATATCTTTATAATTTTTACAACTATTGAATATAGATGTAACACTTATATTAGTTTCTTTAGCCAATTTTCTCATGCTTATATCTGTCTCATAGTAAATCTTAAATAGTTTTCTATCGTACCAATGCTCCCAGTTTTCTACTTCAGATTTTATTTTACCTATTATTTTCTCTTCAGCAGAATGTTTTGCATAATTATAATTATCTGATTCACCATCAACAATTTCATAAGTGACCTCATAATCATCTAATCTAATTATCTTATGTTTACCTTTAGCTTTAGAATAATCTGTCCAAAGATTCTTAAGAGTTACATATACATAAAACTTATTAACTTCAGTTTCATTATACATAATTTTCTTTACGTCTTTGATGTATTTATTAAATCTCAAATAAAGCTCATGCACAAAATCTTCTACCAGATGTCTTGGTATTCCAATAGACAATCCCATTGCTATCCAAGTACTATGATTTTTAGATAATAACTCAAGCATCCTTAAAGATAAAAATATTTATCCAAAATATACCTAAACTAAACCTTATTAATTCTACTGTAGAATCAACGTTAGGTATTTCTATGTCATCAACATAATCAATACCTATCATAAAACCTTTTATAAACTCAAATTGTATATTCATTAGTATTCAAATTGTACTTTAATTTTGTCTTCTGGTCCAAAATATTTAACCATGTTTTTTATCTCTACTATGTTCTGGTCTTGCTCATATACCAAACCCTCTAAAGCATCAAAAAATGCTTTGTTAAGATTGTCATGCAAGTCAGGCATTGTTGTTTTTGGAACTCTAGGTAATCTTCTTTTTTTTGCAAGACTCTTAGGGTACGCATAAACATACTCTATATAATTTACTACAATAGGGCAACCAGAAGTAATAATATTAAACTCCTCTGGTAGCTGCTCACTAGCCAATGTTCTAACATATTTTTGATAATCTACCACCTTTTTAGGTTTATACTTTATTCCATTTCTACCAAATTTAACTGATTGATGTGGCATTGGTCTTAAATTAAACTCAAATGTTAATATCATATGTTTAAAAATGGTTCTGTATTTATGTTAGACGGTATTGAGTCTTGTATATAAGGCAAACCGTCTGACTCTACTCTAAAAGCAAATGGGTCAAAAGGATAACCTCTGGACCTTCTGCATTTAACAACAGCTAAATCTCTATCATCATGTGACAAATTTAAGGTTATTTGTGTTTCTGTTTTCTTTTCCATGAAAGAACCTAAATGACCAGTAGCTTTATCACTATTAAAATTAGAATGTATGACAGTAATAATATGGATGTTTAGGTCTTGTGTCCATTTCATCAGATGCTGTATCAACTTATTAGATTGAACTAAATCATTGCTATCTAAAATTAAATCTGCTATACCGTCTATAATTACAAGACCAGGATTACTTACATTGTATAAATGCCAGTTAATAAAATCTAATCTTTCAAATGCAGAGTATTCTCTGAGTGCATAAGTTTGATAGTCTGATACATCATCACACATTCTAACAACTCTGTTGAATGTTCTTTGAGCATGAAATCTTCCTTGCTCTGTATCATAATGAATTAACTTCTTTTTCTTTCTTACACCCATTAGGTCTTTAGTATATTTCTTGTCGCAAGATAAATATGATGCTGCTAGTAAAGAAACTAAAAATGTCTTTTTGCTTTTAGGTGCAGCAGATATAAAACTAAAGTTGCCATAAGTTCCTATGGGAAGTGGGATAGGATTGTTTCCACCTGTTGTACCCTTCGAGATAGCGATTGGAGGATACTCAATCTTTTCGAGTGGGTCAACATAACTTTGTTGTAATATCTTTTGGTATCTTTCTTCATAGTCTAGTTTTGTTTGTGTTATTTTCATGTTCAAGTTTAGTTTTTAGCAGTTGATTAACTAAATGTTTAATGCTTTGTGAAACCTCTCCAGGTTTCTTCATTTTATTTTTATTAGATATATCATGTGCAAACACACTAACATCTAATCTGTCATAATAAAAATCAGCATCAGTGTTAAGTATAGTTTCTATTTTTCTTAACATCTGCCACTCTACAAATAAGGAACTGATTTTTTCTAAATTGTCCTCATTTAATTCAAAGGCTTGATATACAAACCAAGCACACATTCTTTCTAATAATATATATTCTTTACTCATAATAAAAAAGGGGACCGAAGTCCCCTCAACCATGAACACAAACTTAGAAAGGTAAGCTTTCGTCCTGCGTAGCTGCTGCTGTAGATTGCTCTAATTTTTCAGCTACAGTTATTTTACCGTCAGTCCAAAAGATTCTGCCGTTACCAATATAATTTCTTGGTTTGCCAGATTCCCTTTCTTCTTTTGTCTGTTCTTCGTACATTTTTACGTTTTGACCATACTCATTGGTATCGTCATTTATAGATAGTGTATAATTTTTATATGTACCATCTTTTGTTTTAATACTTATTGTACCTAATGAACTCATATATTTAATTTGTGGCAAGTAATGCCATTTCTGTTTCTTTTGTTATTCTGTATTTTTTCATAATATCAGTAATGTCCCCACCGTCTTTTATATACTTAGAAGCTTTAACAAAAGCTTGTGTGTTTGATGATAAAAGAGGTTTATTGTTGTCTTTCTCTGACGCATTATGTTGATTAGTAGCGTCTGAGTCTTTGGTATCATCTAATAAAAATAGATTACCAATCGCATATTTCTTAGCATAAGATGAAGCTGCACCTGTTCTTTGTGGATGCTGCATACCTTTTGCGTTGAAATCTAAAACTGCTTGTGCAGATGATTCTATCTGCATATTAGGTTCCTCACAATCTATCAACTTTGCAGTTGCTTCAATATATGGAAACTCACCTACGATTTTTAATTTATCGTGCATCTTTAATACGCATTTCTGTTTCTTAAGATGTGGTTTAAGTGCTTCAAGAATATCTTCTGCACTTCTATACTTATAGCCACCAAATTTATTTAATTGATTTTTTGGTGCCTTAAGTTCTGTAGTAATTTTAAGTAATTTCTCTGTTATATTCATAATAAAAGTTTGCTAAATATAACAAAATTTTATCAATATAACCAAATAGCAGGTTTTTTTTGGTCGTCATTATCTACATGAATAAATGTTTTTGCTATGCCAAACCTTCTAAAACCAACCATTGACAAGCCTTCTATTATCTTTAATCTTTTATTAACATTTGTACAATGTATATCAGCAGCTCTGCCAATTAAATGACTTGATGTAGATAAACCACCAACCTTCCTATTGTGTTGAGGTGTTCTATAACCAGAGTTAATTTTAAACTGCACACCAGCTATGTCTCTAGCTTCGTCTAAACAATCTAAAAACTCCCAGTCCATAAACTTTTCACCACTACCAGGATAATCTGGAGAATCAAACTCTTCTAACTTAAAATATCTTAATTCCATTTTTTTTATATATTTGCATTTACGTAGCAGTAAATCTACGATAAAAATTACTAAACTTCAATAGAGATATTGTTGGAACAGATAATTAGAATTTTGTTTTTCTTGTAGGGACTTTTTCTTTTCTTTCTTTTTGTCCTTTTTCTTTCTTTTCTTTTATTATATTCTACCTTGACCTCTATACTTTTTCTTATAGGCATTCTGATTCCTACTAGCATTCTTTGAATGAACACCAGGTCTCTTCTTTTTCTTAGGAGGAATATAAATATATACCTTAGGTCTTTTTACCTTAGGCATTATCTACAAATGCAAAAATCGCAGTTACAATTCATCTCTTTTTCTTTTTAGTTTTTCTACGTTTCTTTTTATAATGTGTACCAGGCATATTAATTAGATTTATTATTTAGTTTTTCAAATGTTCTCATACCACCAAGTCCCAACATACCTACAAGAACTGTAATTAAATGTTCCATTTGTAAAGCAGGAGGTGCTGTCTCAGGACCAACCCACCATATAAATAAATCTCTTAACACAAAATTATATGCAAGTGCAAAACCACATACCCAACCGATAAACGGTCTCCAACCTGCAACAAATATTGTTCTATGTTGAGCTTCTATTTTATTTATTTCTCCTTGTAACTCTATAAGCTTCTGAGGGTCTATCTCTTTACCTTTAATAAGCTCTCTTATCTCTAACCCTAAACCACTCAAATCATCTTTTTTACTAAGTCCAAGTATTCTTAATATTGTTTTTAACATACTGTGTTTAATGACGTACTATGTTTAAGATTTACTTAAACAATAATTTACTAATTATATGATTCCATTTTGATTTAAACCACTCGTTAAAGTTTTTAAATTGTATCGCTAACCACTCAAATATTCTTACCATATTTTATTTTTTTAATAATTGTGTTATTTTAATTATTGTATAAACCAACGTAGCTATTATTAGAAGTCCTTGTAAATATTCATTTATCTTTGCGATTGTTATTATATAAACACTAATTCCTAATATTGTTGGTTCAAATCCGTTCATTTTTTAATGTATTTTTTCTGCCCAATATATATATGTATCGCCATTGTCATTTACTCCTTGTTGACTACCCATTGTCCAACCATCACTATCAAAACTTGATACTGTATTTGATTCTGTATCTATTGCAGATGTTAAATTAAAGAACAATGTTTTACCTGATAATCCTGATTGACTATTGAATACTCTCCAGGCATTACTACCATTTATTTGTTTAATCATAAGAAAATCTGGTTGAAATCCAAGACCAGTAATACTTTGTGTGCTTCCATTTCCTGTGTATGTACCAAATTTTCTTTTACCTGATACTGAATGAAAACAATATGCTATATAGTTGTCTGCTCTATCGCCTACACCACTATCATTACCGACATTTATCACCGAAGATGTAGGTGCTGCTCCAAATATTGAACTTAAAGTATCCTCTGCATTAGATGATTCTAATCTTAAATATTGATTAGTATTAGATAAATCTTTATGATAAACAAACCAACTTGGAGTACTCCATTCATAATCTTTTATAATTACAAATTCAGGTGCGGAGCTTAAGCCGTGACCAATAGTTTTTGCAGAACCATTAGCTGTTCCTTGATATTTCACAACACTGAAACCTGCACTTTGATTTGCATTTGCTAAAGATGTAAGATTACCATTATTATTTACAAGCCAAGTTCTACCTGCTCTCCAAGCAAAAGAGATATTAGTTTGACCGTTGGTATTACCTGTTTCATTACCAAAAGTAAATCCATCAAAAGCAAATGATTGTAAAGTAGCACCATTTTGTACTGCTTGACTTGTCTCTGTTGAATCTAATTTATTTCCTGCACCTCTAACAGAATCAAACCAAGAGAAAGAACCAGTTGCACTTGTAGCTTTTGTAATAACTAAATCAGGTCTAAAATCAAATCCATCTATGTAATGATTCGCACTTCCATTTCCTGTATAAGATTTGATATTAAAATTATATTGCGTAGTATTATCTTGTGTAACATTTTTCTTCATTGCCCAATAAATATAGCTTTGACCACTACCATTTGTCATACCACTTGTTGATGGTACTTTAAAACCATTTGTTTCACTAAACATTCCGTGGTTACTAAATGATTGTTGTGCTTGTGTTTGGTTAAAAGCATTAAGCGTCATACCTAAATCATAAGAGCTAAATACTGCCCAATCCTCCCCAGTTGCATTTGTCTTTTTTACTACAACAAAATCAGGTGTAAATCCTGTTGTAATAGTTTGTAAAGAACCTGTACCTGTATAACTACCAAAACTACTAAAGCCACTTATGTCTGTAAAACAATAAGCCATACAAGTTTGTCCACTTGCATTTATATCAGAATGATTACCAATATATATTACTGTAGATGTTGGATTTCCATCATAAAATGATGATTGAGTTCCTACTGCACCATTTTGATTTAGATACATATATTTATCACCACCACCATAACTTGTGTGCCAAGTTACCCATTCACCATTTGAAGTTGCACTTTTGTAAATTACAAATTTTGGTGCTGCACTCAAACCGTGACCAAGTGTACCTGCACTCCCAGTACCAGTCCATTGTACAATACTAAATCCTGCTGCTGCATTTGCAGAAACAGTTGTTGTAATTGAACCATTTGAGTTTGATACTGTATTCTCTGCTGCTTTTATAAACCAACCATTATAAGTTTCATTTAAATAATCAGAATTACTTGGTGAAAAATTACCATAGAACTCTGTATTTTTTGCATTATAAGCACTCGGTCCATAGCTGCCACTTTCTTGGTCATCAACTCTATTAGTTGCTAACCATTTACCTACACCTCTGACTATATCAAACCAACCCCAATGATGAGCTTCACCTTTTGCTCTTGTTATTACAAGACCTGCTCTAAAGTTGTTCATTATGTTTTTAGCATAATCTGAACCACCCCAATTTTCAGCAGTAAAACTTTCTGCTATTGTTGGTGTTTCATCTGCTGCATCTCCTCCTATTGCCAAATATAAATAAGTATTACCATTTGCATTTATATCTGAATTTGAATTATTAGCACCATCAAAATAAAACTCAGTACTATTAAAAGTTACATATTCTGCTGTATCATCATATTCAGCATCTGGTATATTAGCCCTTATTGATTTATCAGTACCTCGTTTAGAATCAAATATTCTCCAATCTCCTGTATTTGAAGTATTTTTGATTATAATAAACGATGCTTTAAATCCAATAGTTTGATTATTACCTTGACTTCCACTACCAGTATATGTACCAATTTTTTGGTAACCTTCTATATTTCTAAAACAATAAGCAATAAAATTATCTCCTGATTTATTTACTGAATTATCCCCACCTATACCAAACACAGTATCGTTACCTGCTTGTGCAGTTGTAGAATCATTTGTTACAGCTGGTCCTCCTACAAATACTGTCCTTGCATTATCACCAAGTTGTGGTGTTTGTATAATCCATTTATCGTTGTGGTCTCTATCCTTTATAATTACTAAATCACATTTTGCAGAAAGACCGTGACCAACAGTCCTTGCAGAATTACCATCACCTACATATTTAACTATTGAAAAACCTGCTGCATCATTAGCTTGTACTGTACTTGTAATTGTACCATTTGTATTACTACTTGTATTACCTCCGTTTGCGTGGAAACACCAGGCAACATAACTTTGACCATTACTGTTATAATTAGTATTTCCATCATTAAAACTAAACCCACTTGAATCAAATGAAAAAACACCTCTGTTTTCTTCAGCATCAACAGCACTTGACGAAAGTTCTTTTAAAGAACCTCTTGAACTATCAGACCATATATGCTCTCTTGATTGTCCTCTATCCTTTATCCAAACAAGGTCTGGTGAAAAATTTAGTCCACCGATTGATTGACTTCCCCCATTACCTGTATATAATATAGTATTAAAATGATTTGATGGTGTTATAGCACCACCCCCACCACCTGTGTCAGTTGCACCTGCACCAATAAGTCGTTTATTTACACTCATTGATTAAATGTTTGGGAAATCGTATGTAATTACATTTGCCTTTTTTGTAATTGCATTAATTTCAGATTCTACATTTTGTGATTGCACTCTAAGATTTTCTCTTGCTTCACTAATATCACTTGGCACTTCTGTTCCATTGTCAATATTTCTTATCACATACCAATCTGTTTTTGCAAGTTCACTTCCAATCCTATTTTTATAATTTGCAATCGCTTGTTCTTTTAATTCACTTAATGATTTAGACCAAGTTTTGTTAGATATATCTTTTTTAAATACTGTTTCTTCTGTATCCCAATATACCTCACCTAAATTATGTATTCTTTCATCATAAGAATCATCTACAATAACATCAAAAAGACCATTGTTTTGCATTTCTTCTTCAGACCAATCTTTTATGTTTAAATGTAAACCTGTTGAAGTTCTTAGTTTTGTAGGTAGTGAATTATAAAAAGTAATTGTACCCTCGTTATTTACTGCTAATCCTATTTTCATTATGAAGCTATTTTATTAATTGTTGCGAATTGTTCTGTTGAACCATTTGTAGATACAATACTAACTAGATGTTCACCTGAACCATCATATGTACTTGCACCATTTAATTCTTTTACACTTGTTGGTAATGTTAATTGATAGTTACCATCTATTACAAGGTTTATTTGCATACCTGTTGATACATTTGCAAATGTTAATGTTGTGTCTCCTGATAATGTTTTTGTAAATACTTGACCTGCACTCCAATCAACACTCGTTCCTGAACCTAATGCAACGATTGTTTTAAAACTTGCACCCAGCATACCGTGACTAACTGAACTTGTATCACCTGTTCCTACAAGTGTACCTGTTGCAGTAGGTAATGTAAGCACTGCTGAACTTGCAGATGCGTGTGGTTGTGCTTTTATTGTTTGAAAGTGTGCATTAGAACTTTCACAATACATTCTAATTTCAGCTACACTTCCTGTTCCTGTTCTCATTTGTATTGAGCCGTCTGCTATAGTAATACCACCTGAAGAACCATTACCTCCTATGTTTAAGGAGCCACCACTAAAATCTGCTTTTGCATTTGTTACAGCGTCATTAGCAATAGTTAAAGAACCAGATGATACAGTTGCATCACCTGATATTGCTAATGTTGAACCGTTACCAAATAGAGCATATATTTCGTCTATGTTCGAGTTTGTCGATTGCATTGCAGTTCTTAATGGGTCACCAGTACCATCATTAGCTGAACTACCTACGTTTATTGCTGTTTTTGCCATAATTTATAATTTTTAATATACTGTTTTATCTGCCGTTATACTTGTGTCATCTACCAATTCTTTTGTTGTATCTGCCGTTAAGAAAGAACCGTCTGCATCAAACGGATAAATGCTTCCCCAACCATTCGTTTCATTTGTGTTTCCAAAGTTACTTACTTCATATATTGTACCGAATGACATCTTTTATCTTTTTTAAATAACTACTTAATTTAAATTCGTTTTCTTTCTTAGGCTTATAGTTTTGCTTTTTTTTTATCATAGCACCCAGTTAGTAAAATTAACATCTCTGAACGGATACATACCGTCATCTTGACTTGCTGTATAATTTGCATAAAGATTACTGTTATTGTCCATATAATCAATAAATCTTTTTGCATAAAAATCTGCTGTTTCTTGTGCATGTTTTGTTAATTGTGTAATCTCTGATTGAGATGCTGATGTAGCATTTTCGCTATTATGTTTATAGATTCCACCATTGCTAATCTGATATGCAGCATAAGGCATATAAGTTGCTTGTGTGTACCAAATAAGCATAGGTTTTATGTATGTATTTACTAAAGTTGCGTTATTTACAGATAAATTGTTGTTTATAACGCCAAGCTGTAGCTCATCATATAATTTTGTGCCTAAATAATTTTGTATAATAGTATCTTGAGCTACTTCTACAAACTGTATAAGTTTATCAGTATCTACATTTCCATCTATTATAGATTTTCTCTTTAATTCGTCAAGTGTGATAAATAATGCTTTCATTTTTTATAATTTGGATGATGTCCTCTGTTTGGCATATCTTTAGGAGCTATAGTTACTTCACTTGGGTTGTTAGGCTCTTTCATACCGTCATTTATTGCTTTAGATTCACTAATTAAGTTATCTTCAGACACTTTTTTCTTATAAACCTTCATTTCCCAATAATGTTGACAATTTACACCACCTTTATACTTAAATAAACTATAATTTTGACCTTTATGACCTAATTCTTTGTTTACACCTCTAAAAGACATCAATGTTATATCTTCTTTTCTAAATACTAACTTTCTTTCAGTTAAAATCTCCATTCTTTGACAGAATCTTCTGCTAGTAGGTGATTTTTTGATTGGACCATAAGAATATCTGATTTTATAACCACTATTGTCTTGTGAAGAGACTTTATTAGGTTTAGCATCAGACTCATTAGGCATTGAAAGCGTAGTAAAGTCAAACTTTTTTTCTGTATCTTCTACTTTTTCAGTATGAACAAGTTCCCAGTCATCTTCATCTATTTTTTCAGCATAATCTTCTAGTTGAGATAACAAATCATCACCTTCTTCATCAGTAAAATCAACTTTTTCCTCACTAGACAACTTTTCACCTGTTTCTTCTTCTCTTTTTATCTTAGTTTCAATATTTTCTAGTTCTGTGAACTCTATTGGTTGTAGAGTAACAAAGTATAAATTTAAGTTTATACCATTAAAAGCTAAAAGCTCATTAAAAGCATTTATAAGTAATGTTTGAAACGGTCTAATAACAATATTGTCCATTAAAACACTTGCTGTTCTTAGTTCTTCTGCATTGTTTCCAAAACCTGTATTATCTTTTATACCAAGAAGTATTGGAGATACAACACCGTGACCAATCATTATTTTCTCTCTAGATTCTTTAGCTAAAAACTCATATTGTGCGTGTGCATCAGGCAAGTTTATAGGTTCTACATTTGCTTGTGCTTCACTATCCTCGTTAAAACACAATATAAATTTACCTGCATTAGAAGACCCACTAAATTTATCATATATTTTAGATTCTATGATTTGTTGAGCTTCGTCAGAAGGAATACCATTGTTAAAGTTTAACAACATAGAAGGCTGTAAGCCGTTTTGTATATTGTTTATATGATAATTAGAAACCTCTTCTTCTAAAGAACAATACTGTAAACAACCTTGATAATCTACAGGAGCATAATAATAAAATCCTGCTTTGTATGGTTTTACACAAAATATTTCTACTGTTTCACTTTTTCTACCAAACTTATATGCAGGTATTCTTTTAGGTTTGTCTGATGGTTTTATATCTTCCCATTTTGGATGATAATAAAAAGCTTGTATCTTTCCGTCTTTTGCTTTTTCTGCTCTAAGAGTCTCTGTAGGAAAATGATGTAAATTCATTATCTTGGTTTTACTTTTATTATAAACAACTTGTATAGCTGCTTGACCAAGTAACTTTAAATCACTTACTATTCTTCTTACATCTTTATCTTTTATAATTTCTTCCATTTGACCAAACTGCGTTGAGTTTGTCTCTGAATCAGTAGCATTTAAACCTCTACCATAAATTAAATCAGATATTCCGTTTATACATCTTGAATTTGTTGGACTACCTAAATATCTTTCTATTAGTTCGCCAAAATAATTGTTGTCATCACCATATTCTATCCAATCGTTTTTAGGTGATTCTTTTATACTAGGTACTTCATACCCTGATAGATTTAATATTTTTATCTTGTTCATATAATTATATATTTTTGAGCAACTTCACTTGGGTCTTCATATTGATTATATTTATTACTGTTTAAAGTATGGTCTGTTGTATTATCAGTTTGTGAAGTACAATATGCTTTACCTCTAAATAACAATGTGGTGCCTTGTTTTAATTCAAATGAATAACTGCTTTCTTCTGTTAAAATAGTAAATGCTATAGACATTTGCAAGAAATTACCATTTGTTGAAAGAGATGAAGTTATACTATTTATTGTTTGAGTTTTTCTCGTACCATCTTCTAATATAACCATAGACAAGTCACTAGCAACTGTATATGCTCTAGGTATAATGCTAATTGTTTGTGAATTTGTAGTTGGCGATAATGTTATCATATTTATATAACCTACTAAGTCTATTATTGTTCAAAAAAAAAGAGGACCTATAGTCCCCTCTTTTATGTTTAAGAACCTACCCTGTTTAAGAGTTAGTACCTTGTGTTACAGTTACTGTTCCAGTCATTCCTGCGAATGGGTCTGCTGCTGTAGCACCCTCTAAGAAATTAGCTGGTTTTGTTTCCATACCAGTAAGCGTTAAAGTATATCCAGATAAATCTCCCATAGCTGCACCAGTTACAATAGTACCACCTGATACATCTGAACCGTGTTCTGCACCCATTAGAAATGCGTTGTTATTGTAATCTTGAACAATTACATGAGGTCTTCCGAAAGCTAATAACTTTAATTCTTTGTGGTCTTGAACAGTTAATTTATGTAATGTCAAGTTTAAAGTTTGCTCAAAGAATGTTGTACCATTTTCTCTTGAACTGTTGATTGTTTGTTCAAAAGATGAGTTACCTTTTACTTCGTACTCAAAGACTGTTACCGTACCTAAATCTTCAACTACATCTGTATCTGTTGAGTCATAAGCAATAGTTATATCGCCAAAGTCAGCGAAATAGACAGCTTTTATACCACCTACAACATCTTTACAAGGTTCTTTTCTTCCTTTTGTTAAATCACAAGCCATAATTATTTATTTTTATAAAAAAAGGCAGGTAGTAAATTTCCACCTACCTTTTTTATGTTATACAATTTATTTATTAAGAGTAAAGAACAATATCACTACCGATTGCGTGTTGAATACCAGCAGTAAATCTCATTACAACTCTTACGTTCTGGCTACCATCAATGTCAGCCATATCAATTACTTTAACTTCGTTTTGGTCGTTTAATAAACCTGTACCAAAGAATAAGTTTGATTTTTGTGCAGCTACAGCAGTGTTAGAAGCAAGACCTGATGCTAATACTACGTTGATGCCATCATACGTTAAAGCTCCACCGTTAAACCATTGTGTACCTTTGTTGTCAGTACCAGCAGCTCCTACGTTACTTGCAAATCCACCTAAAGCTCTTACATAAGCTCTGTAGATGTTACTTGATACGTATATGAATAAATCCTCTGAGCCATATATAGCTGATGGAATTACATCTACAATTTTACCTAGCTCTGCTACTACGTTTGTTGAAGTAACTGCACCTGCACCTACGTCAACTACGTCTGCGTCTGCTAATAATGTAGTTTTGAATCCGTCAAATTCACCAGCGTTAGCGTTTGTACCGTTCCAAATGTTTTGCTCCATTTTTTGTGCTACTTTATCTGCTGCGTGAGCAATTAAAAAGTCTGCAAAAGAAGGAGGTAGATTGTCATAAGCAGAGAATCCCATTGATACTGCTTCCCAATCATTTCTGAAATCTTTCTTACATAACTGTAGGTTTACTTGAAACTCTTCAGGTTGTAAAATTCTTTCAGTTAAAGTTAATGTAGATGTAGGGTCAAAGTCACAAGTTGCGTCTTTTACTAAATCAGTAGTAGCTACTTTCTTCATTACTTCTTTAAATTTAATATTTGGCTTGATAGTAATTAAGTTTTCAGCCAAAGTTTTCCCAGATAGTAAAGCAGCAGATACATAAGTTCCTGCAAATTCACCAGCATAGGTTGTTGTTATATTAGTTGTTGTTGCCATTTTTATTAATTATTAATTATTATTATAGTTCTCCGACTGTTATTGATGAAGCTGCATTACCGTTTCCAAATAGGAAAAAGCTTGTACCATCAGAAGAAATCTCAATGAAATCTCCAATGCTTTCTGCATCATCTTCAAATGTTACTCTATCTGTTGCATCAGACTCAACTATTGCACCGTTTACAATTACACCACCATTTAGAGTATCTCTATTATCTGCTGGAGTTTGTACTACAGTATCAGTTGAAAAAGCTGCTGCTACGATAAACTTAACGTTAAATCCTGCAAAAGGAGCAGGTAATGTTACAGTGTAACCTGTACCACTAATTAAATATGTACGACCTGAGTCGGCTGCTGTTAATGTTGTAGCTGCCGTTAAGGTCTCCATTTTAGGAAATATCCTAGTTACATCATTTGATATTGTTGTTGCCATTTTAAATTAATTTATTTATTAGTTATTCTTTGTAATACTCTTGAATAAGTAGTATTTTGATTATTGTTAGAAAATATATTTCCAACTTTAGTACCTACTTCATTCTCAGGTGAATGAGAAATAGCTTCAGCAGGTTCATCAGCAGATAGTTCTTCTGGAACTTCAGCTTTTACTTCTTCTTTAGCTTCCATCATACCTTTTAATTTCTCTACCATAGACTTAAGTTCTGCGACTTCGTCTTTAGTAGCGTACTCTACAGGACCTTTTTCGTATTCTTTATGGTCAGGAGTATGAGTCATCTCATCCTCTTCTTGTAGTTCTTCAGCTTCCTGTACAGGAGCTTCTTGCTTAACTTCCTCACTAGCTTCTACAATAGTTTCAGCTTGAGGAGCTTCTTCTTTTAATTCTACGTCATTGAAGTTTTCTTCTTCCTTCTCTGTTGTAGATAAAAGAACATCTTTTATTTTAGTTACAATTTCACTTGCTTTCATAAGATTCTTATTTATAATTATTACTGATTAATTTATTTCTGTTGTATTTTTATACTTTTCCAATTCCTTGAGCTTCAAGGGTTCCATCACAACAATCTTTGTGATAGGTTCTACCGTCTGGGCATAAACAACCCCTGCTTGAAGATTTAGGGCTTGATTTACTAACAGTAGCATTTTTTCTTCTTTTTCTATTTGGTTTTTTATCTCTACTTGGGTAATATCCTGGCATAATTATATATTTAGTTATTTACTTGATTTTGGATGTTTAGATGGTAAAATGTCATTGTCAGTAGTGTACTTTGCATTTTGTGGTCTTCCATTCTTCACTAAATACAAAAACGCATTGACTCGTGCAAATGCCCATTGTGAAGGACTATTTACTCTAGGAGAGCTACTCCTGTTAAATGCACCAAGACCTCTTTGGAAGACCGAAGCTAACATACCAACTGTAACACCATAACCTAATTTTTGTTTATATCTTTTGTTAAAGTCATCAGCTTTGTTCTGTAATGTTTTTCTATCTTTCGCAGAAACCTTTGCTCCTGTTTTACCTTTTGCTGTACCCCTAGCTGTACCCTTACCTTTTGGGTTTCTATTAGGCGTATCTGATTTAGGTGCTTTTGGTGATTTTCTTATACCACCTTTTGGTCCAACCTCTGCAAGTGCGTGTTGCTTACAAGGCATATACCAAGTCTGATTTTCAAACTCGTGTTCGTGTATTCCTTCACATCCAATGTCACCTGCTATTTTTTCTGCTTGTTCTTTTGAAGCATAAGCAAGTCTATCCATTATAATTGCAAAGTCATCATTTACTTTTTCAGAATATAAATCTACAGATAGTTCATCTAATCCTTTAAGTTTTGATTCTGTCCAGTTAAACATAGACTTACCACCCCATAATAAATATGATATAGTTCCACAAGCTTCATTGTCTCCTGCCTTGTAATAAGTTTCTGCTCTAGATAAATAAGAGTATATGCGTTTAAGAGTAGGCAAAGTAAATTTTTCTCCTCTTTCTAATTGTCTTGCTCTAGTTTTACCAACAGCAGTAGCACATTTATTATTGACTTCTTTATTGTATTTTATACCTCTTACAGCATTATTTCTTGCAGCTTCTGGATAACCACCATAAGATTCTAATTCTACTTCTTCTGTTAATGAAGCTAAAACTTCTTTTAATTCATATTCTGCATTTAATTCATTTATCTTTTCTTCTATGCTTTCTTTAGGTCTTTCAAGTCCATCAGCAAAGTATCCTTCTATAGAAAATCCCTTAACCTCACCATCTTTTACAGCTTTCCATACTTTATCATTTAATACTTTCATAGATACCATCCAAGTACCTTTTGGTAAATCAAATCCATAAGCAGCAGCTTTATCTTTTTTTGGGTCTTCTATAAGCCAAGATTCTACAACAGACATATCTTTTAAATCAATAGAATGTTCAAATGTAGAGTTCTGATGTTTGTTTTTTATAAAGAATAGCTCTGATGCTTTTCTAACTGTATCTTCCGAGAAATATATATAATAATTATTTTCATCATCATCAGCACCTTTTCTAAATATCTTTTTATTAGGAATTAGTGCAGGTCCCATTAGTATTCTTTTCTCTGCATCAACTTCTGCAAGTCTTACTTCATTGTGTTCTTTAAGTGCTATAAAATCTTCTTCTATAGCTGGATTTTCAACTATTGATATTGCTTGAATACCACTAATCTCATTTTCTTCATCTATAATTAATTCTATGATTTTTTCCATATCTAAATAACCTTATTGAGTTTATTTTGTTTTATTATCCTAATGATGCTCCTTCTATTGTACTGCGTTCAAGCTCTTGTGCAGTTGTAACGTCTGACGCCACAACAAAAGCTTTCACTGGTTTGTCATCAGCACCAGCAATAGTTTGAGCAAGTTGACTTGTTTGTGTTGCACCTACTACGTTGAAGGCTGGAGCTGCCACAGGACTTGACTCTCCTCCAACCCCAATATTTGATGATGGAACTAAATTTGCTATAGCATTTTTTGCAGCTCTTCTTGCTTTTACTATTGCAGCTATCATTCCAACTATAGATGCACCATAAGCTATTGGACCAGCTATAGCTCCTAAATCTTTTATAAATCTTGGCAATGTTCCAATACTAGAAGATGTGTCTTTTGCAGCTTCAACTCCAATATCTACTTGAGCTTTTTGTGCAGACATAGTTAATAATTGTGCGTCTAACAAGGCTCTCTGTTTAAACATTTTTAAATCAAATAGAGCTTTAGCTATACCTAAAGTTTGTTGTAAAGTAAACATATCTCTTTCTGCTTTGATTTTTCTTTTCTCAGCAGCTATTTCTCTTGACTCTATTTCTTTTAATCTTCTATCTTTTTCTTGTTGTGTTAAAGAGTCGTTTTGCAACACTAAGTCTTTTTCTCTGTTTATTCTGTCTATGTTTGCTTGATGAAATTCTTGTTGTATATCATTTATGGAAGTTAAAACTGTTGTCATTGAAGAAAATAATTGACCCATTGTTTGCTTCATTGTATTTAATTCTTTTATTTGATTTCTTAAATTAAAAAGAATTGTGTCTTGCATTTTTTTAGTAGCATCTTCATTGCTTTTCTGTAAATTATCTACTAATCTTTCATAAGTGTCATAAGCATCTTCCATTACATCTGAAACCCTATCTTTTTCTTCTTCAGCTAATTCATCAAATAAGGCATTAACTTCTAATTGAAATTGTTTTAATATTAACATTCTTGCTTTTGCTTTTTCTTCTTCAGTTCCTTTTGCAAGTTGTATTTCTTTTAAAGCTCTATCTCTTGCAACTTCTAACAATTCTTTATCGCTTTGAGCAGTTAGTTTGTTTATAGCGTCTGTTGTTTTCTTTATTATTTTCGCAACATCACTTTCTTTCTTAGTATCTTCACCTGTTATTAAAGTTAAATACGGACTATTCATTATAATTTCATCACCTTCTTCTCCTATGTCTTCTACAACAGAATTTGCAATACTTAATTGTGTTTGTAAAACTGATATTCTATTTTCTAATTGTTGTCTTAATGTTGCAACTGGGTTTCTTCTACCAACAAGGCTAAGGTCTCCTTGAAATATTCCTTTTACCATTGCTCCACCAGCTTGAAGTGTTCTACCTATTCCTGTTTTTTCATCAAGTTTTTTTAATTCTTCTTCTGCTGTTAATAATTGAAGTGTAATATTTTCTATATTTTCTTTTGATTGTTTAGCTTCTTCTCTGTCAATTCCTAATAATCTTTCTTTAACTTTAATAAACTCTTCAACTTTACCAATAGTAGGGTCATACCCTTCTTTTATCAGTGTTTGTAATGCAATTTGATAAGATAAACTATCTTCAGAAAGCCTAGATATTGTGTTTGCTGCTTGTCTTAAATTTGTAATTAAAGTAGAGTCTTTAGCGAATTGTTTTGCAAAATCATCAAGTGTTCCTCCAAGCTCTCTTGCTTTTAAATCTGCTTTTTCTATTTGTTGTATAATAATTTGAAATACAAGTATAATACCTAAAGGACCCATTATCTGTTTACCAAGCATTTGAAAAGCTCTACCAACTCTTCTTATACCTGTAACGTTATCATCAACTTTAGAAACAAGAGTAATAAATAAAGTAGATAATTGAGAAAGGTTGTTAGCCATACCTCTTATACCATAGTTAGAATCTGAAATAGTACGACCAAGCTCTGTTAATGTTGCACCAGCAAGACCAGCATTACCAACCATACCTTCTCTGCCAGATAGAGTATTGTTAAACTCTTTGTTTGATGCAGTGGCTCTTTGTAGTTCTGTGTTAAACTTTTTAACAGACTTTTCTACGCCATTTATTTTACGAATAGCACCTTTTTCTGTAAACTCTATAGAAAATATTAATTTATTAATTTTCTCTGCCATATATATTGCGTTTAATAGTTTCTTTCATTTCTTTCCATGTAGTAGGAGATTTGTACTTACCTTTTGCTACATCTATATAATAACTAACTCCGTAAAAATTATCTGTCTTTAGTGTTTCTATTAATAGTTTTATCATTATTCGTCTGTTTGGTCTGATGTTACAATTCCACTGTCTGCATATATATCTGTTGCATCTACCGTTAGAGTTCCTGTTACTGGAGGTGTTACTGGTGAATCAGTTGTTAAACAATCTGCATTATATATTAAATTATTTTCTCCACCCATATAACCGTGATTATAACATTCGTAACTTATAGTGCCAAAATCACCACCTACAGTTATAGTTACCGTACCATAATAATATGTATAAGTGTTTCCATCTAATCCTGATTTAGAACCACCTGAATTTGTTCCTGTATATGATAATTTATCTTCTTTACCAAAGTTATGAAAAGCAATAGGATGAGCAGAAGGCACATCATTCATAACATAAGTGCTTTGTCCCATTTGATAAGCACCATATTTGTTGTCAAATATATATATGTTACCAGCAGAAGTTACTTCTACTTTTAAATTAAATGTATTGTTGAGACAAGAAAAAGATGTAACGTTATAATATCTTTGTAATTCTAAATTAGATTTACCGTTTTGTAAATTAACATCTATTTTATTTATACTGTAAGTTTTATCTGATATTCTTATTTTATCTGCCAAAGAATATTTTGATATAAAAGCATTAGTAAGATTTGCTTTTACCTTAACAATTCTTGATTTAACATCAAACAAATGTCTAATGTAATTTAAATAATATAGATTAAATAAATTATTAACGTTACTTGATGTGCCGTCAACAGCTCCTCTATACTCATCTATTTCTTCTCCAAAATGATTTGATTGAGAAGTATCTATACTTATTGAGTTTAGTGGTATATAATATGTAGTTATGTTACCGTAATAAACAGTCACATTACTTGAGTTTGTATATGTATATGGTATAGCTTCACCTGATGTTTCTCTATGAGGATAAAACAACAAGGGTTTACTAAAATGTGGATTATATTTTTCTGCTTGAAAAGATTTGTCACTTGCTGTAGTATTTCTATTTGGACTGCTTCTTTTTATACTATAACCTACTTGTATTTTTGTAGCTGCTCCAGCAGCATCAAACAATCTTTCAAATTTCATATGTGCAAAAGGTGGTATGACTTCATATTTCTTTTCACCTCTTGACTCATTGTATGACCAACTTTCACCTCCCCACTCTATACCATTTGCACTTTTATGTTGCTCTGCAAGTATAGCTTCAGTATCTTCATATTTAAATTCTATTTTAGAATAAGGCAACATTCTATGAACAGAACTTTGTGATATATCAATTTTGTTTGTTATATCTAATTCTGATTTAGATGATGCGTAATAAGAATCATAAGTCATAACTCTTATTCTTTTCATATTAGATTGTGTAGTCGTATATGATGAATTTTCTGTGCCTTCTATAAAACAGACTAAATTAAACATTTTAAATAATCCAGATAAAAAGTCTGTTATTGACATATCAGGCATATTAAACCTCATATCAAATTGACTTTTGTTTACATTTAAAGCACCACCACCTATAATTACATCACTAAAATCTTCACTGTCTCTATCTCCTCTAATTACAAACTTTGCTTCAAATCCAGTCATTGATATTCCTGTAGGTGAAAATATAGTAAATTGATAATCACCGTCTTGTTCTACGTTAAAATCAAACTGTTTAGAAACTCCAGCAGAAGGTTGAAATGTTTTTACTATTTCTCCATTTCTTATTATTTTTAAACCATATTTGTTAGTGCTATCAGAAGTAGTAGTTGTTAATCTTAATTCTACGTTGTCTATATTAGCTGCTGATACATTTCTAATTATAATTGTATCTGCTGATTGTGTGCCTGTCAAACCTGAAGAATTTACAGAATTTATATATAGTATATCATTAGGATTAGTAGCACCTGAATATAAGGATGTGCTAGAACTTACTATGTTGAATGTGTTAATTGTTAATTCTTTTTCTCCTTGACTAAATTGTGTATTATCTTTTTTGTCTTTATTCAGCCACATATATAAATCATAATAATTTTTATTTGTCGCATTTAAGAAATCATTAGAAAATTCTATGTTTGTTAAGTTTGGGTCACTATTTATCTTTTGTTCTATTGCTCTAAGAATTAAATGTACTCTAATAGCTGGTTTGAGATATTCATACTTTAAACCGTTAGTATTGCTTCCATAATCACTTGCATTATAATATAAATTACCGTCAGATAGTGGACCATAAAAATTAGTGTTATTAGAATAATATAATCTTTCTGATGTAGAAATTAGTGGAACAACTATTGGTTGTTCATAAAATAACTTTGTAGTTATTGCATTACCAGCAGCAGGTGCTGTGTTAAATATTATATCTCCTGATGTATAAGAATACGAAAAGTTAGATGTAGATACTTCACTTCCTGCATTAAATAATTTAAAATCTGTATTTAGTTGTGGATATGGACTATATAATATTCTAAATCTTTTCGTAATCCCATCCCCTGTTCCTATGGTAAAAACATCTGAATCTGTATAGTCTTTTTGTGTAGTTAAGTAATGATAAAAAGATTCACCACCTCCATCAAAATATGTATCATCAATGTTAAATCTCTGTAAGTAATTTAAATCTGTTAGCTTTAGATTATTAAACAATTCTTTAAGTAATCTAAGACCACCGTAAAAAGTAATTTTATACGTATTAGGTTTATTATATTTAAGAGTAACACTATCTAAAGTTATGTATCCATCTTTATATGGTCTATCATTTATTTCTATTCTTGCTGATTTACTTTCTCTTGCGTCAAAACCTCCATCAATAATGTCGTAATTGTAATAATGTTTAAATACTTTATTGTTTCTTGCAGTAGCAGGTAATGAAAAGTTTCTACTAAAATCAGTAAACAATTTATCAGGAGACCTAAAATCTTTTATAGAACTTACTATGTTTA